CGGCACGTCGCCAGTCTCCAGCGTATCCGACAACGAACACACGGCGGCGGCGCTGTGCCACTCCGAAGTACTGAGCGTCAAGCACTCGGTAGGCGAACCCATACCCGAGGTCAACCAACGCCCCGAGGAAGGAACCAAAGTCCCGTCCACCGTTTGAACTGAGGACACCCGGCACGTTTTCCCATACGCACCACTTGGGTCTAAACCTGTCAAGAATTCCGACATAGGTGAGAGCGAGGTTCCCTCTTGGGTCTTCGAGTCCGCGCCGGAGTCCGGCAACGGAAAAAGATTGGCAAGGGGTTCCGCCGACCAGAAGGTCAACTGTTCCAAGATTCCACTCCTTGTATTTCGTCATGTCGCCGAAGTTAGGAACCTCGGAGTAGTGATACGCCAGCACGGCGGCAGGGAAGGGCTCAATCTCTGCAAACCCGACCGGCTTCCAGCCCAAGGGATGCCACGCCACGGTCGCGGCTTCGATACCGCTGCAGACAGACAAATACTTCAACGCGCCCCCAGCAATTTATCCAACCTGGCTTCAGTGGTTGCGTAGCGCTTGGCATAGGCCTCGAGAATCAGCTCCTCCAAGATCGACACCCGCGTGCGGCGCTGATCCTGGGCAGCCTGGTCGAGCAGCCGGCGCACTTCAGGGCGCAACCGCATCATGAATGCTGAATGTTCTTTCATACAAACTCCAAAAGGGGGTATTGCCGCACGATATACCAAAAACCAAACGCTGTGAATGCGTACAAGAATGACAACGTCGTGCAAAAGATACGTTTGGGTGCTTGACAGATTGCTCGGCGCAATATATTTTTCGCTTTAACGGTCAAGTCCGACCGCTGCAACCGAGATACAGGAGCAGGAACATGGCACCACACACAGGCAAATTCGTCGCGTACTACCGCGTATCCACCGACAAGCAGGGCGCTTCAGGCCTTGGCCTTGATGCACAGCGCGAGCTGGTCACCAACTTTCTCAATGGCGGTCGCTGGTCTGTGATCGGTGAGTTCACCGAGATCGAATCAGGCACCCGTAAAAAGCTGCATGAGCGCCCGATGTTGAAAGCGGCACTCGAGCTCGCACGCAAGCAGAAAGCCACCCTGGTCGTTGCCAAGCTCGATCGCCTGGCACGCGACGTTCAGTTCATCAGCACCCTGCTCAACAGCCAGACCAAGTTTGTCTGCGCTGACATGCCAGAAGCTGACCGCACCTTCCTGCAAATGATGTCGGTCTTTGCCGAATACGAAGCAGGCCGCATCAGTGAGCGCACCAAGCAGGCGCTGGCAGCACTCAAGAAGCAGGGCAAGAAACTGGGCAGCCCGACACCCGAGATTGGCAGCGCTGTCGGCGTTGCGTCAATCAAGGCCAAGGCAGACGCCTACGCAGACCGCGTCGGCCCGATCGTGCGCGACATCATCCGCAAGTCTGGCGCATCCACACTGCGCGACATTGCCGCAGCATTGACCGCTCGCGGCGTCGAGACACCACGCGGCAACAACGATTGGCGTGCAAGCCAGGTATCGAACTTGCTCAAGAGGATCAAGTGATGAATACCCTCAAAGGCACCCTGTTCCTGGTCGGTTTGTTCGCCGCGATGTTGGTAATCGGCTGGTTAATCAGACGCATGGAAGAGAAACATCGAGAAGAAGAAAAGATCAGATTGCTGATTAAGTGGGTTGAATCAGGAGACTTCTTTAACTTCTTCAAAAACCAAAATCGCTCTGAAAACGAACAGCAACCAGCGCACAGCTCCGAAGACAAAGTTATGGGCTTCATCATTATCTTGGCCGGCCCAGCAATTATTGGCACAGGGTTGTATGCCGGAGATCGGTTCATCTTCTGGTTCGGCGTTTTCTACACCGCGTTTTTTGTGGTGGCGCACTTCATGCGTCGATACAACGAACGGCGCATTGCAAAAGAGCGGGCTGAACTCATTGAACGGTTCTACGAAGCACAAGCTGCCAGCGATAAACAGGACGATATTGCGCGGTGATATACTGGATAAAAGAACAGTACCAAGATTATAAGGATATTAATCAATGACTTACCAACCTGTTAAGCCGCTGGACGGAGTGCGCGACTTAGACCGCAAAACAGTCGCCAAGTATTTCAACCGGGTCGGGCGCGGTCTGAACTGCCGCATGGATGTGCCAATTTTGGTCATATCCGACATCAAATGGGCAGCCAAGGTCTTTGGCGAGCTCTCGCAGCAGCTAACCCAGATCGCCTGGGAAGATGAGCGCACCGACATCTGGCGCGTCCTCGAGGCCAGGTACGCAATGGAAGCCGCCAAGCGCGAGCTCCACACCCGCAATGAGAAGAAAGTAGGCAAGGCCGAGTACGCGAAACTGCGCGGCAAGAACTACTAGATGTCGTAGGTGAACCGGCAAATGCCGTTTGAATTTTTGCAACCCTTTGAAAACCCACAGGAGGAGATCCAAATGCTTGAAAAACCTCGCATTGACCCAGCAGCAAGACGCGCATATGTGTATTCCGACTTTTTGTCGCGCAAACACAATAGGTTGGGTTTGTCGCATAATTTGTATTCGGACTATTCCGGCGACAAACACAAGACTCCCGCACCGCACAACGACTCTCTGACACCCTGGTCGGAGCAGCGCATCAAGGCCACGCTTGACGCCGACCGGCGCCAGCAGCTGGTCGAATCCATCTTCGAGACAATCCTGTACGCGCTGTTTGGCGCGATGCTGGTGCTCGCCTACCTAACAGACTAGGGGGCGACCATGTCCGATCTGGCAATGGGCCGCGTGCTACGCGACGCCCAGATGAGTCTCTTTGAGCGCAGAGACACAGCGTTCCTAAGTCACTGCCGAGCACTAGCGGTTGAGATAGCTCGGTCACAAGGCACTGTGTGCATCAACGACATAAGAGCACAGGTGCGCTTGCCCGCAGAGCTGCACCCGAGCGTCCTCGGGTCTGTCTTCAAGTCCAAAAAATTCAAGGCAATTGGCTTCACAGAAGCCACCCATGCCGCTGCGCACGCCCGCGTCATCCGGGTCTACGCGCTAACTGAGGAGAAATAAAAATGGCAGGAAAGAAAACACCAGACACCATGATGTCAGCCAGCCGGCTGCCAGGGCTCTTGGGTCTGTCGAAGTACCAGACGCCCAACGATGAGCTGCAGCTGTCGATCAATGCCATCACCGGCGTTGACCGCGTAAACAAACAGAACGAAGCGATGGCCTGGGGCGACCGGATCGAGCGCCTGATCCTCTGGGAGACAGCCCGCCGGCTTGAGCTCTCGGACGTGGCCACCGAGTTTGAAGACGCCTTCTACCACCCGACGCTGCCGATTGCCTGCAGCCTGGATGGATACGCAGATGGTCGCGGCCAGAAGATCCGCACCGATCTTGAGGCCGGCATCATCGTCGTTGGCCAGGAAGAGATTGAGCTGGCAGGCTTTGGGGTGCTAGAGGCCAAGCTGACTGCCACGCAGCCGGAGGAAATGCCGGCGCTTTACCGTGGGCCGGTGCAGCTGCAGGCGCAGATGGACATCGTGCAGGCCAAGTGGGGCGCACTCTCGGTGCTGTACCAGGGAACCCAGATGCGCGTGTTTTTGTTTGAGCCGCACGCCCAGACGCTTGAGACCATCAAGGCAGCGGTGCTGGAGTTCCAGAACAAGTTGGAAAAATTCCGAGCAACCGGCGAGATCGACTTCTACCCGCCGGCCAATCCCAAAGATGCCGATCGGATGTACCCGGCAGCTGACGAAAACATGGCGGTCAACCTGCCTGCCAGGGCCGAGCAGCTGGCCGACCAGATCATGGCTGCCAAGGTCGACATGGAGGCCGCAGAGGCACGCAGAGCCGAGGCCGAGACTGAGCTCAAGGCAATGCTCGGCGAAGCCGCCAAAGGCCGCGTAGGACGTTTCGAGATCCGCTGGCCAATGCGTTCGTACAAGGCCCAGGCCGAGAAGATCGTGCCGGCCAAAGAGGCCTACACCATTCGTCAGACAACACTTGCAATCAAGGAGATCACAGCATGACTACCCGCGAGCTCACCAAACTAGAAGCAGCCCATGCACGCGCCGTTGTTGCGCTGTTGAACACCATCCCAAAGTGCAGCGAAGAAGAAGCCGAGGAAATTGTCGAGAGCTTCACTGCGCTGATCCTTTACACCATCGAAGCATTCTTGCCGGAGGGAGAACACGATGCAGCTGACTACAACTAACCGGCAGGGCTTTGCGCCTGCCACGATGGGCGAGGCGATGGAGTTCTCGAAGATGCTGGCCGAGTCCAGCATGGTGCCTCGCGCCTACCAGGGCAAACCGCAGGACATCATGGTCTGCGTGCAATGGGGATATGAGCTGGGCCTGGCACCCATGCAGGCGCTGCAGAACATTGCGGTGATCAATGGCAAGCCTTCGGTCTACGGTGACGCAATGATGGCCCTGGTGCAGGCCTCGCCGGTCTGCGACGGTATCGATGAGCACATCGAAGGTGAAGGCACACCCAACCCGGTCGCGGTCTGCATCGCCAAGCGCAAGGGTCGCAACCCGGTCATCGCCAGGTTCAGCGTCGAGGATGCCAAGCGGGCAGGTCTTTGGGGCAAGCAGGGGCCGTGGCAGGCCTACCCGAAGCGCATGCTGCAGATGAGGGCCAGGGGCTTCGCGCTGCGCGATGCTTTCCCTGATGTGCTTAAGGGTTTGATTACTGCCGAGGAAGCCGCAGACTTTCCTGATGAGGCAAAGCCACGCCCGATCAAGGATGTCACGCCGCTGCCGGCCAACCCGCTCGACATGATCCCGCCGCCAGCGCCGGTCGAAGAGGAGTATGTGCCAGACCTGGAAGAGATCAATTCCGAGTTGCAGAACGATTCTGCAGAATCTGCAGAACCTGCTGCAGAACTTGATGCGCTAGACGGTGTGCCACTGTATGTGCCAAGCAAAGGTGAGAACACCGAGCCGCGCATCATCTCGGCGCATTCATCCTGGCAAGAATGGTCGGATGCTTATGAGGCGTTGGCAGAGAAGACGCTGACCGCAGGCAAGGCACCAGAGCGGCAGCGAATGACAGCCCTGCGTCAGCTGAAGGAAGTAAACAGGGGCGTGATCAACAAGTTAGATCTAGTGGCCAAAATGAAGCACACAGAGAACTACCAGCGCAGGCTACGGTTGCTGGGTGCCAACATGAACGACAAGGAAAAAACCCCCGGCGCGGAGCCGGGGTAATCCACCAACGCAGGGGAGAAGACGCAAGGAGAGGCGTCGCGTCGGTGGTTAGCGAAGCCTTACGGTTTCGTACTGTCTGACGCAGGCGTCGAGGGCGATGCGGAGTTCGTCGGCTCGGGCAGCTTCCCTGACAAGAAATTCTGCATCCTCTCGAGAAAGGGTTGCTCCCGTGCAGCTGCAGGCGGGGCAGACAGCGCCGGCGGTACTGGACACGGTACTTGCCGGGGCGGTGGGGCGCTCGGGGCGCTTGCGCACGCTGTCAGCAAGGCTGGCAGCACGCACAGCAAGCTCTTGAGTCTTCGCATTAGTTTCCTCCCTTAGTTGGTCAGCCTGGGTCTGCAGCTGCTGTTCCTTCTCACGCGCTGCCTGCTGCGCTTTGGCGTACTCCTCGGCGAGCTTGGCCTTCTCCTTATCCCAGGCAGCCTGCACCTCGGCCCTGCCATGCTCCGCGCCTTGGATGTACCCGGCGGCACCGGCGACCGCGATGGCAATGACAGCACCGGCAACCAGGTAAGGATTCATTTCGGTGGCACCTTAGTGCCTTCCAATTTCTTATGCACCTTGATGGTCTTGCAAACCTCCATGTCTTTGCCTTTGATCTTCTCTGTGTGGCAGACCTTCTTGACCTCGCCGCCAGCGTGAGCGCTGGGAGCTAAAAGTAAGCTCGCAATCAAAAGTAGTGTGTGCATCGTTACCTCCTTAGATCTCAGGTTGTGGAGCTGGTGGTGGCGCTGCCTTGCCGTTGAAGCCGGTGACTACAGCAGCTGCCGGTGCAGAGTCGAGCTGCGGTTCCTGTCTCACA